GACCAGAAGTTAAACAAACAATTATTGCTGATGCAGGTTTCAGGATTGCAGAAGCTGATCTTAAGCAAGCCGAAACTAGAGACACTGCCTACGTGTCTGGAGATCCTGCCTTACTTGCAGCAATCAACTCTCCCCGAGATTTTCATGCACTTAATGCATCTGCATTCTTTGGTGTGCCTTACGAAGCTGTGTATTGCGACGCCACTGGAAAAACTCTCGATAAAGCATTGCGAGATCTCAGTAAGAGAACCAATCACGGTGCTAACTATCTCATGGGAGAAGGAGTTTTAGTAGACACTATGGGAGAAGATAAGGTTTGGGAAGCTAAAAGACTATTGAGACTTCCTAGACACTATGAACTCCGAGATGTAGCACATCATCTGTTAGAAGGTTTCCATCATACCTATAAAACACTAAGACTCAAATATTATCCTGCTGTAGTTCATGAAGTTATGACTACCAACATGCTAGTGTCTCATACTGCAATGGGTGTACCTGCTGTATATGATTTCGTGGATGAGAACCCAATCAAAACTGACTGGGAACTTGAGCCATTAGAAGGTTGGACTCGTTACTGTTTCGGTAATCCACAAAAGAATAAGCTAGACAAAAACTCGTTAGTCGCCCACGTTTCACAATCCCTAAATGCTAAAGCTCTGAATGAAGCTTACATCAAAGTCTTCTATGAGATAGCATTAAACCCTAAGTATTCTAAAAACTTTAAACTCTGCGCACAGATTCATGACTCTATTCTTTTCCAGTTCCGGGAAGGGCATGAGTATCTTATGGATATGGTAGCGGAGCGTATGCAAGTTCCAATCAGGTGTCTTGGGTACGATGGTGTCACTAGAACCTTCACAGTTCCAGCTGACGTTAAGAATGGTAAAGATCATATGGGCGCACTAAGGTGGTCCGAAACAGAATAAGGAGTTATAGTTATGAATCGTATTAATCGCATTGGCGTAACTACCCAAGCAGATGGAAGTATTGATATCGTAGTTCCTGCTAGCATGGCTGAAGAATTTAAACAGATGTGCAAGCGTGGAACCAATACTTATCCTAGCAAGAACAGTGAGATTACAGACTTTGTGGATCGCTTGTTAGGTCAAGAACAAACTATGGGCCGCTGTATGAAGTGGGATATTCCTGCTGAAGATAAGTTTGAGTTAGCAGTTGAGTCCCTTCGAGAAGATCAGATAGCAGAGATTAAAGCTATTGGTTTTCATGCCTACTATCGTAAGTACTATCTGACTGAACCTGAACAGGAATAAGATGGAACTTATGAGAGATAGCTTCCTGCGACAATATCTCTCTTACGTTGGTGACACGGAAGCTCCAATCTTTTATCACAGATGGTCAGCGATATCTATGGTTGGAGCTTATCTTGGGAGACAGTACTCATTCTCTCTTGGCCACTTTGAGCTGTATACGAATATGTATATCATGCTTATTGGAGAACCCGGCACCCGTAAGAGTACAGCGATTAAGATAGCCAAGAAGATTATTACTGCTGCTGGGTTTGATAAGATCAGTGGTGATAAAACTTCCAAAGAAAAATTCATGCTCGATCTGGCAGGGATTGAAGACGGCTCTCTTGAGACTAATAACAAAGGACAGAAAGGAAAGACACTTGAAGAACTTCTAGATGAGAACCTAGGATTTAATAGCGAGGAGCTTGGAGATGATTGTGAAATGTACATTGCCTGTGATGAGTTCAATGACTTCATTGGCATTGGTAATCTGGAGTTCATTAGCTTGCTTGGAAATCTATGGGACTATAACGGAGTGTTTAAGAACCGAATCAAGACCGGCAAGTCGGTATCTATTCTTAATCCTACTGTCAGTATTCTTGGTGGTAATACTAGCACTAGCTTTTCTAATGCCTTTCCTCCTGATACTCTTGGTCAAGGCTTCTTTAGTCGCTTGCTATTGATCTACGGAGAAGAGACAGGTAAGAAGATTACCTTCCCAGTCATGCCCAGTACTGAAGCTACTAATAAGATAATCAGTGCGCTCCAAAGAATCAAGATGGTAGTCAAAGGTAAGGCAGAGATTGACGATGATGCTAAAGCATTGCTGGAAAAGATATATGTCAATGGCAAGAAGATGGACGATGTTAGATTTGCCTCATATTCGAATCGTCGTTTTACTCATCTGCTTAAGCTGTGTCTTATTATCAGTGCTTGTGAGTATAGTACTAGAATTGAACATGCCCACGTTATCGAAGCTAATACTATTCTTACTCATACTGAAAGCTTGATGCCTAAAGCATTGGGACAATTCGGTAGGGCGCGGAACAGTGATGTAACTCACAAGATCATGAGCATCCTTGCTAATTCTGGGAAGGCTATGAGTCTCAGGGAAATCTGGAGCTTCTGTGTTACTGATCTGGATAAGGTTGATGATCTCGCTGTTCAGTTGCGAAACCTGATGACCGCAGATATGGTGTTTGCAGTTGAAGGTAAGTATCTCAGTAAAAGGAAACCAGTCGTTGAAGTTGATTCTGATACGGTTGATTATAATTATCTCACAGACGAAGAAAGGAATATGGTATAATGAAGATTCAATGCCAAGTAAGAAAGCTAAGTGCGGATGCCAAGCTTCCTGAATACGCAACTGATGGAAGCGGATGCTTTGATATCTATGCGTATCTTGGAGTTAACCAGAAAGCAGTTATAAGAAATATAGATTCTCTAGCTGTCCATACTGGTCTAGCATTTGAAATTCCAGAAGGTCATGTGATGCTAGTGTATTCTCGTAGTGGTATGGGGTTCAAACATGGAGTACGATTAGCTAATTGTGTAGCTGTGATTGACAGTGACTACCGTGGGGAGCTGATGATTAAGCTTACTAACGATAGTGGAGATAGTCATTTTATATTCGAGCATGGTCAAGCTATTGCCCAAGGTATGATTATCCCAATCCAACAAGTTGAGTTTTTAGAAGTTAATGAACTCTCCGCTACCGAGCGTGGTACTGGTGGATTTGGTAGTACTGATAGAGAAGTTAACCATCCTGATAATATTCAAGCTCGAATCATTGAGTAAACAACCCAACTCCCAGCTTCCTTAATTGGACTGGGATATTTTCTTTATCCATAATTAGGAGAATACCATGAGCCACAAAGTCAATGTGATGCTGGACTTGGAAACATTAGGAACTAAACCGGGATGTAAAATTCTTCAGATCAGTGCAGTTACCTTTGGAGCTAATCCATCCCACAAATTTAATCGTTATGTTATTCGTAATGACCAAGCAGGACTGCTGGAAGACCCTAGTACTATTGACTGGTGGATGAAACAAGATCCAGTTGTTCGTGACAATTTGTTTAACAGTCCGGGCGCTGTTAATTTAATTATTGCCTTGCTTGAATTTAAATCTTGGCTAGAAGATCTTGGAGCTGCTCCTGTTATCTGGGGCAATGGTGCTACGTTTGATGGTCCAGTTCTGGAAGCTGCGTATAAAATGTACACTATGTCCAAACCTTGGGACTTCCGTAATGAGCGCTGCTATCGTACGCTAGTTGCAGAGTTTGGTTCTCGTGTTAATAAGCCAGAGTTCATTGGCAGCAAACACGATGCACTTGATGATGCACGCTACCAAGCAGAGTACGCAGATCGTATCCTTAAAAACATTAACGGCACTCGATAATTATTATGGCAAACAAACCTGATAACCAGTTCCAAATTACTGGCAACGGTAAGATGATCTTTGAAATCTTCCCACAAGAATATCTTGATCTGCAAGCTGAACTAGCTAGTGGCTTCCATCCGAAGATCGTAGCTATTATCTCTGTTTACCCTGCGGAGGAAATTGATATCAAGCTTGCACAGATTGCAGCTTACTGTGAAGTGGTACTTGATGGTGACTATGATATCAATGATCGAGTTAAGCTTGCAGGTGTGCTGACTAAGAAGTTGATGGAGAAGCGTGAGTATCCAGAAGCACAGAACATCATTCTGTTGAGCTAATAAAAAAGCCCCAGTTCCCAATTAAGGGTTCCGGGGCTTTTTGCTATCTACTACATTTACTGCTCAATCATTCCATTACTAATCGCACTCCCATCCACACCCAACGTACCGCCCATAATTGCTTGCATGTTCTGGGACATTGGATTCTTCAGAGCAGTCATAATTGCATTAGCCTGATTGGTATTAGCTGACTTGATTTCCTTAATCATGAACTTGTTAAAGTTCTGCTGCTTACCACCAAGTGCAGCATATCGAGCAGCGAACTTATCAACAGACTCAGGATCCATGTTAACAGAACCATTACCAATACCAGCAGTCTTAACTGCCAGTGCTAGTCCCTGCATCCGTTGTGCATCCACAGCTTTATATGCATTCACTCGATAGACTGCATCATTAACAAGAGCATCATCAAATGGCTTACCACCTGCAATCCTAGCAGCAGTTGCCCAGCTGAGAAGATCATTACCGCCATTGATGGAACCTTTGCTGGTAGTACTAAACACTTCACCACCATTCTGCATTGCTTGGAATGTCTGAGCAACTCCAGCTAGTGGACGAGAGATACCATTGTGTTCAATACCTTGCAGCAGGGTTTGCCAGATAGGAGCGCCATTAGCAACACGGCCAATACTCTGAGCCACGTTATCATAGAACTTCATACTAGCATTTACGAATGGAATATCAACTGGGTTAACAGGAACAATAGATACCTGCCTTGGATTAATATCACCACGTGAATACAGGTTAGCTCGCAGCATGTTGGAAGGAAGACCATACAGCAAAAGGTCACCAACACTCTTACCAGCAATACCATACGTGGAACTATAAAGATCCTTATGTTGTGGATTGGAAGACAGAGTACCAACGATATGAGTGTTGAGATAATTAAATCCCGGCAGACCATTCATACCATACATAGTACCTTGCAGTCCCAATAACATAGCAGCATCTTTCTTACCACCTTCTGCTACATGCCGGAACAACTGCTGCATCATATTAAACTGGTAGGTTTGGAACAATCCAATAGCTTGGCCAACTGCACCTTGGAACATCAATGGTCTTTGGGACGCAACGATGTTTCCCTGAGTACGGTTAACAAACGTGTTAATATAACCCAGTGCTTCCTGTTCAGTAATCTTTCCTGCTTGCACACCAAGGTCAGTAAGCTGGCGCATACTATCAGCACTAATGAAACGATTGAATTCTTCAGCATACTTATTACCAGTTAGGACTTCACCTTTATCAGCAAGAGTCTTGAAGTTCTTAAACGCTGCATTAAGCTTCTGATTAATCATGCCAACAGTCTCATGACCTTGCAGTGTTAGATCTTCCATCATCTGTTGAGCTTGATCTGCCAGCCTAGTGCTAAAGCCATTAGCTTTATAATAATCCTTAAGCTTAACACCTCCAAGAGTAGTAGCTTCAGAATCAAACCAATTCCTAACTGCTTGTTGCAGAATCTTACCAGCAGTTGTAACTTGGTCAGTAGCTTGGCCAGCAAGGTTAGCTTCACTAGCACGATCCATTTTCAGCAGACCAGATAGCTTACCAGCTAGTTCAGTATCATCACTCCCCATAGCACGAATGAAACTCTTAAGCTCCGTACCATAAAGAATCGTGCTACCTATTGCATTGTTAATTGCATTCAGCGGATCAAGACGCAGTGTCAACGTACTCAACATAGCATTGGCTTTACTAACGAATCCAGTCAGCACTCCCTTAGGAGCCGTGTGGTTAGCCAGCATATCCGTAGCTGCATCATAGTAAGCTGTCTTAACTCCCATCTTATTCAGACTAGCATTGATCTTGTCCAAATCTTCATGAGACTTAAGAGTGCTTACCGTATCTTGAATTGCATTCCACATCTTAGAGACACCACCATCCAGCTTGGTATTCAAACCTTGCAGATAAGGATGCTCACTCATTTGTGAAACATTCAGCGCAGTCTTAACATAATTAAGGTAAGGGTTGTTGACAGTGTTTTCAATATCCCGATACGAACCAGTATATTTCGAAGTGGCAGTATTAGTATATTGAGAGCCTTGCTGCCGCAGAAAACTAAACTCCTTTTCATACTTAGCATTTACAAGTTCCCTTGCAAAGATATCATCCGATTTCAAATGATCGCCCAACAGAGATTGTGCAATCTTCTGCGGATCAGTCTTAATGAAGAATGGATTATTAACACCAGTCTTTTTCAAGTCAGCATCAATGTAGTTCTCATGCAGGGTATGTTCGTAATCAAACTCACCTTGTGCTTTGAAATACTCTTTCAGCTGATCGCCTTTATAAACTTCATACTTGCCCGGTACTTTGGAGATCATAGCTTCCAGTTCTTTCGGACTAGCAGCATGGATCATACTCTTGTGACCAACACCAGTTACGGTAGGATCAACAACAACAGCATAGTATGGATAGTCTTTTGGATCAGGACGAACAGGACGCATTGCCCGCACATCCTTCATATCTTCCAGACCCTGAGCATTACGTACATCAATGAAACCCTGAGTTCTACTATTAGTAAGTTCAGTACGAGCAATCCAAGCTTCTCGTGCTTCGGCAGTTTTAAACTCAATCTTAGCTGGAGCACCTTCCTGAAGTACTGGCATCTCTGGTGCTTTACTTCCTTCCTTGATTGCCTTAGCTTGGGCGGCCTGATAATCCAGAAGCTTCAGCGGCACAGCATTACCAGAACCATCAAGTCCATACTGTTCGCTGGTAGATTGCAGAGTCTTATTCACACTCTCGAATTCAATTGCAGCTTCCTGATTATTAACCAGCTTGTACAGAACTGGTTGCATCCGATTAGTGGTCTTAGCTTTCAGATCCTTCTGCAATGATTGGGTAGCAGAACCAATAGCTTCACTCCAAGATTCAGGAGTATGATAGCCACCATTAGCAAAGCTAGTAAGTCCCGGGCCAGAACCAAAGCGATTAGTCTTCAGCATCATATCATCGCCCGGATGCCAGAAGCGATTAGCAATATCATCAGACACATGAGCAGCAAAGACATTATCAACACCTTGCTGGTACAGTTTCTGTTGTGCTTTCAGATAAGCCATACCTGCAACTTGATGGTCATCCATTGCCTTAAGCACGGAAGTATCATACGCAGTCTTAACATAGCTAGGGTTATAATAGAAATCATTAACCTTATCTTCTGAGTACAGTCCCTTAGACTTAAGCATCTGGGAGTACTCATCCTTAGCACCTTGTCGTGCATACAGATCTTTAAACAGTTCCTGCGATTGCTCACCTTCCAAGTAGCTCATGCGCATGTTGGTAATTTTTGCAATCTCTTCCGTAGTAATACCAGTACCAGCCTTACGACCAGCCAGAAGTTCAGAAGCTACTTCTTGTTTCGAAACTTGAATGTGCTTAACCAAGTCATCAGCAGTATTAATAACATAGTCACCAGCAGTACTAGAGACAGTAATGTTATTAAGCTTTAGTTCCTTAGCACGTTCCAGCAGTGGCAAGTCATGCTCACCAATTACGGCACCATCTTCAAGCTTAGCAGTATCTGCCCACAGGTAGCGTGCTTCAGCTTCCGTATGATCTGCAACCTTAGCATCCCACAGTTTCTTTTCTTTGAAACTATAACTCTTGATCTTATTATCAATGCCAGTTCTGCTACCATACTGATCACCAAGATTCAGAACTTTAGGTGCATCGAAACTTACATCACCAGTTCCTTCACCAAGAAGCTTAACGTAACCAACACGATATGGAACTTGTTGTGCATCTTCATCCAGAGCATTGGAAACATCAGCTTTCAGGTTCTTGAAGAACTTATTAACTTTACCTTCAGCTTTAAGTGTTTGATTAACACGACCAATCTCTGACAGTCCTTCCATGTTAGCCATGAGCTGATTACCTTCCAGCCCAGTACTCATGTCTGCAAGATGGTTAGCAAGAACCTTATCTCCACCACCGAGATCAACACCAGTGGTAAGTTCATGGAAATCCATGCGGTTCTTATTAGCCATACTAGTCAGAGTCTCATCTTTAAGACGAGTCAATCGACCTTCCAGCTTTAGTGCAACTGCACTCTGTTGATCTGCTGCGAGTCCATCCAGCAAACCTTTAGCCCAAGGATAACCACCACTAACAATGTTATCTGCCGTTGGAACTACTGGCATGTTAGTAATAGTATCGTTCCTAGCAATGATCCTCTGTGCTGGATTCAAGCTAGTCAGATCACTAGTATCTGCGAATTGCTTCTCAGCTGGATTGAAACCTTTAACTGCTGATTTGATTTTAAAGATAGTGCTTGCATGGTTAATAGCGCCACCAATGACACCACCAACAGCAGTACCCATTACCATGTTCTTAGCAATGTCACTGGCATCCTGACCATCAAGCAATGGAGATTTAAAACTAGTAGCCTGAACTGCAATTTCAAATGCAGCAGACTCCATAGCTGCCTGTCCATATCCGGCCGCAATAGCTTTAATAGCTCCGGAGTTAATGGCACTGAAGGTAGCACTGGATTGTGCAATATCAGCAGCAGCCATGCTTGACAGTGCTTTGATATTAGGAGTAAGCAGGCCAGTAATACGAGCCATGCTGCCACCAATCATACCAGTCTTCTGTGCAACACTTAGTGCTTTCTGTCCTGCATTCAGCAGCTTAACACCACCAAGGCCGGGAACAAAACTTCCCATGATGAAGCCAGCAGTATCTACTGCATCTTTGTTCTCAGAATAATACTGACCCAGATCGCTATCAAGTCCAGAGATCCAAGAGCCAGTATCATTCTCTTTAATATCAGCACCCATCCAATTACCAACAGTAACTGCGCTGTTGTAAAAACTATTGGCTCCACTGAGGACAGCAGTAGCTACGAACTTGCCAGCATTATCAAGCCCATTACCCCAAGTACTTGGATCAGTAATAGCAAAATTACCATTCCCATAATTATGATTATCTGCCGCATACATGTACGCAGGTAATTCATTAGTCTGTTCAGGAGTTTGATCATTTTGAAGTGCACCATAATTAATTTCGGGCATACTGTCCTCGTGGAGTTTTTATTGAGTTGGGTAGTTGTTACGGATGGAGAGCTGCTGTTCTGCGTTCATTCGAGACATCAGAAGATTAGTGACATCTTGAGTTGTGCTCAAATCAAAAGTACGTGGCAAGCTAAAGCCCGGAGTAGCAGAGAGCCTAACTTTAAAGCCTTTCTGATCTGGGAGACCAAAGCCAGTATAGTTCTTAGTACTATTGTTAAGTGCCATTGCCGCAGCATGTACACCTTGCAACCCATCGACAGCATCTTTAAAACTAATCTGCCCATCCTTAATTGATTGGATAGTCATACTAGTAAGTTGCTCTGGTTGGAACTCTCGAAGCTCACCAGTTGCCATGTGTGGCTTAAGCACAGATGAATACCATTTGCTAGTTTGAATAGCAGGTACTTGAGTTACTGCAGTTAGTGGGGGCGCTGCATAAATATTAGATCCATCTTTCGGATCAATATTCCCCATCATCTTGGTTGCTTCCTTAACTGCAAATACGCCAGCACCTTGAGTCACTTGATCTTTCTTGGTATTGTCGTACTTACCTTCTAAGCCACCTTGAGGACTTACAGCTTTAGTCCAAGAGTTGACAAGCAGCGTTTTAACAGTACCTTGTTCTGGGCGCAGCGGAGCATTAGTATCTACAACCATCCTAGCTGCAACGCCGGGGTTATCAGAAACAATTGGCTTGCCAGTGGAGTTACTAACCACACCTGCATTGAACCAATCAAGATAGTGAGCTTGCTTCATGTTAAACATAGTAACAACCTTACTATCACTATCTGGCAATTGAATCCCAGAAGCGGCTGCACCTGCACGAACAGTGTCAGCAATGTTCTTCAGGTCTTCTTTAGTAGCAGATTTATCTGCAACCTTCTGTTCCCATTCTTTCTTTTGCAGATCAGCAGATTGTTTAGCCAATTGCAGATGCTCTTCTGCGATAGTCTGCCCACGCTTAGCAATCTGAAGTTGCTCAGCTTGAGTTTGTGCAGTGTATGCAGAACTAAGGTTAGTAACTTGTTGCAGTGACATAGACCCAAGATCACGAAGTCCTTGCAACTGGATGCCACCATTCTGTAGCTTAAGCTCAGCTTTCTTCTGATCGATCTGTCCAGCGATAGTATCGAGATTAGCCTGCATGGTAGCATCAGTAACTGTGCTCTTAAGTGCATTAGCACTAGCTACCGAATCTTGCACGTTCTTATGTGCTTCACTCAGTGCATGGAATGCAGACTCCCTGTGAGCAACAGCAGCATCAGCTTGTTGAATAGTCTTATCCATATTGATATGGGCAACTACGTAATCAAGAGGATGCTCGAAGAAACTAATACTCAGATCATGTTCAAGCTTAGATGCTTTATCTTCAGCATTAATAGCAGCATTCTTCCAGCCACTAGCAAGCGTAGTCATGATCTCTCCAGACTCATCTGGATTAGCTCCCATGGCTGCTGCTTGTTTCTGTACAATGGACTCAGCATGTTGAGTTGCTACGTCCTTGGCTTTACTAATAATACCAGCAGCATCCCCTTGCTTACTCACAGCATCTTGTGCCTCTTGAGAAGCTTGTGCTTGACCAGCTACAATCTCTTTAGCTGCCGCAGAGTTCTTAACCAGTTCCTGATTGGACATACCAACAGCAGCTAGCAGATCACTCAATCCATTATCGCCCGGCATAAGCTACCTCATCAGGGGAAGTTTGTTTATAGTCTTTAGCAAGGGTGCGAGACAGAATCCAGCAACCAGCGTACAGAAGATGCTTAGCAAGGAAGCCACCAACAGTCTTACGAGCAAAGTTATAATTAGCATCTGCTGCCAGTTGTTCAGCACGAGCTACCATTACAACCTCAAGCACTTTAGACAGCAGCGAATCAGGATGGGCACGAAGATGCTTAACTGCTGGAACTGCCCAGTAATAATAACCTTGCTTGCCACGAGCATCATAACTATCAAATACTCGCAGTCCTAAGAAGTAGTATTTAACTGGCATACGCTTCTGTTTGACTAGCTCAGTGCAAACAATCCAACCACCTTTAGCTTCCTGTTTAGTATTGCTTTCATTGGTATCTTTCGCCGAAGTAGTAACACCAGTCAGGTCTTCCATGGTATTAGTTTCCGTGGTTGCCTTGCTAGTGCTAGTACTGGCCCCAATATTCTGAACACCTTCTGCGATGTTATAGCTTTGAGTAGCACCAATATTCTGCGTAGTAGTGGAACCACTGTTATAGGTATTGGAAGAACTACCACCAATAGTATTAACAGTCTTGGCACCACGTACAGCAACTTCACCTGCAACACTAGACAGCAGATCATTAGTAAGCAGCGTAGTAGCAGTGGAGTTATAACCACCAGCAGCTTTCTGCCCACTAGATACAGCAGCCAGTCCCTGATTAGAGGACAGCAGTTGGTCAGTAATATGATTAACTGCTTCATCAGACAGCATTACTTGGCTGGTATCTACACGACCAGAGTTAACAGTGCTGCTGGAACTAGGACCAGTAACGCTAGTATTGACAGAACCAGCAGTTCCAGCAAAAGTATTGGTGTTGCTAGTATTAATGCTGCCAGAATTCTGTGTAGTCGTATTCGTATTTGAAAGCCCAGTAACATTCTTGAGAGTGTCAATGCTGCTTTCCTCATCGGTACTATTAGAAGTACCAGAGTGAGAAACACCAGAACTAAAAAAGCTACCCATAATTATTCTCCTTAACCAAGTGTGCCAACGGCAGCATTTTTAGATTGGGTCTTACCACGGTAGTAACTAGCAATACCCAAGATAGCTCCCCAAGTAAGCCATACCGATTCCGGAATTACTGGCACAGGAAGCTTAAGCATTGGCAGCAGGAAGTAAGTGCAGAAGATCGTAGTACCGAACAGGAAACCATTATAAGGTCTCCAGCTATAGGTAGGCCAATGTTCAGCAGCTGCTTCAGCTTGCATGGTTTTATTAACAGACTCAAGGTTACGAGTCTCAAGTTCCGCCAGAGCCTCAGTATCTTTAAATCCAAGTTCAATTGCTTTAAGCTGGAATGCTTGTTCCGAATCTTTAAGTTTCAATGCATCTTCAGGACTCATGTTATTGAGAATGGTCTTAATAGTCTCAACATTCTTGTCACTAACTCCAAGCTTATCAGCAATGAAGCCAGCAGCCATTCCACCTAGCGGACCAGTCAGTGCCGTAGTTAGCCACGGCAATATAGTTTTAATTACATCATTCATTATTTAGCCCCTTTCAGGAAAGCATAAATACCTACACTTGCAGTGATGATACCGGACAACCATTTAATGAAAGAGGTCATACCTTTAGCAGTATTCCAAGCTTCGATTAAACCTTTAATATCACCGCGGAGTTCTTTCATTTCCTCCTTCATACCAGTAATTTCAGATTTAAGCTGTGCAATCTCTAAGTCATATGATCTACGATCATTGGTATTCATGTTGTCCGGCATGGTAAGTTCCCAGTTATTAGTTGCTATTAGTAATATGGCTTACCATCAGGATCAGTTAATCCTTGTGCGTAGTGGCCATTCTTAAGTAAGGATAGCACCTGCTTCCGTGGTTGCCCACTTCGGATCGCAAAGGATATATGCACCCAGCTGTGTTCAAGAATGAGCTGATCAAAAGGAATATTACCTGCATGATCTAAGATGAATTTACAGATCAACTTAGGAATACCAAACTTAGGAGATACAAAATCAACAGCCTCACCAACTACATGTTGAGAAGTATCTTTAGATCCTAGTGCTTTATTCAGTGGCAGGCAACGATACCAAGAGTTAATCTCAATTGGAGTACCTAGCATTGCACGAACAATCTCCATCTCCATAGCTGTCTCTCGCATGGTAGCAATAACAGATGTAGGTGGAGTGTTATCAATCTTCAGCCTTTCAGCAGTATCAGATTTAACAGCTTCTCTCAGCATAAAGTGTGAGGATAGCTTAGTAATAAATTGGTCCATGGTTCCCATGATTGTCTCTTTCAGGATATACAATTAAGGATGTGCTACGTTATATGCTTCTAATGCAGTTATCCTAGATTTAGCTTTGGATAGTTCTAACTGCAAGACACGGAATGCATCATATATTTGGATGAGTTGTTGCTGCAATTCCGGATTAGAAGCACTAGGAAAGGAAGGAAGCTTCAGGTCGATATCACTATTTATACCTGCCATGATTACCTCACTGAACCAGCATCACTAAACTTAAGCTCTAACGAGTGAGCATGGAAAGCACCAGCTAACATAATCGAATGATTAAGTCCTGAAGCTCGGCAGCTATAATCTCGCAGAGTACCTTGGGCATTCATCAGGTAAGGATCAGTGATTCGCACATTGTTCTTACCATCCACAGTGCTGAATAGTTTAACCTTCAGTTCATTATTAGTCTTAATACTCTCAACAGAGATAGACTGAAGATCAACATAGCGGCTGCGAGCTAGCTGGTACTTGCCGCATATAAGCACACCATTGCTGCCAGTAGTGTCATAGGAAAGAGTAACCACCCTAATAGTACCATCAGAATTAAGGAAGCCAATACTTTTACGCGGTGTATCAACAACATCTGACGATGGGTAGGCATATTCAAAACAATCCACATGAGGAAGTTTAAGTTTGCCCCAACGAGCTAATGCAATATCATAGAACAGTGCATGGCTAAGTTGAGTAACACCATAAGAGATAATCAGGTAGCGATTAGCCACCACTGTAATCTTCTTAAGCATTGCGCCCGAAATGGTATTAACAGTGAAGGTCAGGGAGTTCTCATCAAAGTCCTCGAACTGAGAACCAGCTAAGAAGTCAGTCACCTGAGGGAATGCAATATTAGAACTTGAGATACTAATCTCTTGCAGACCAGCTGTAGTGTACGCCATGTGGTTAGTGCTGTTACCATCATAGCCAGCCAGCTGTGGTTTAGCCAATCCACCAGCACCAATGATCTCTCGTGCATTGAATGGATACTGAGCATTCTGCGTATAGCTAACACCAATAGCATTGCGCTTGGTATAGATAACAAAGCCACCAGTCTGAGGCAAGCAGCAAGTAATGGCGGCCTTAGCTTCCTGAATACTCTCACCTCCTGCACCTGTAACAGTGGATGGAGTGAAGTCAGTTGGATCAATAGTGCTGGACCACTTAACAGAATTAAATGTCCATGCAATCATGTAACCACTGGAAGCACAGATACCAAGAATCTGAGTATCATCCAATGCAGTTAGAGTTACCTTCTCCAGCAGCTTAGTTGTATTATTATATTTATAAGTACCGAAGCCGCCGAAGCAGATGTAAGTTTGACCATTCACATGGGCGGAAGTAATGAACTGCTTAGCAGCAGGACTAATACTATTGATCTTATTCCAACCAATAGCTGGATCAGTAAGGATATAATTCTGACCATCCGAACAGATACCAAGATATGCTACGTTCTCATTGGGATCTCTAAGCAGGAACACACCAATGAAAGTATTAGGGGTATTAATTGGTGCAGCTGCAATCTGTGAGTATGCTACAGTACACACACCTGCATCAGTTGGAATTACATTATGCATGTAATAAATCTGAGGAATACCAATATCCCTATCCTTATTCTTAGCACTAGAAAGTTGCCGTGAATAGTTCTGATCAATGCCGCTTACAATAACAGTGCGTCCCTGAAGCTCACTCAAGAACGGAATCTCTGCACTGGTAAGATTTCCACGATAAATTTGCTGTGCCATGATATTGATATTCCTCTATGTATCTCTACATATTAAACAATGAAGGAGTTAGCTCCCACCTTAGTGATAGCATTGCTGCCGTTATTAGCTACCACATTATAGATTAAGCCATTATAATTGGGCGTACTACCTGAGACGATCTCCCTGATAGCTGTTCCCAGATTGCTCTTAACCTGCATACTGAATACACGAGAGTTAAGAACATCACCTTCCACTCGGATACCATCACCACTGCAAGACTTAGCATAGCCGCCTTGAATAGTAATACTATCTGCACTCATCATATGAATACCATGAGAAGTGGTCTTAAAGACTTGTGGTCCAGTGATCAGGATATCAGTTACGTTACGGGAGCCATTACCAATAAGAGCAATGCCACGGCCATTAACATTATCTGCGATTGGGTCAACAAGATGAATGTTACTAACGGTGGCACCATCACTAGTAATTGCTATACCATCACCAGTAGCAGCAGGATCACTGTCGATAGCTCGAGGATTAATAACACTAATGTTAGTACCATTAATGAACTTAAAGCCACTCTCAGTATAGCCAGTAGCAGTGCAAGTATTAATCGCCAGTCCATCACAACCTCCACTTACAACAAAGCCAGAGCCACGAGCATCTTTAGCAACTACGTCATTGATGGTTACGTTCTGAGCACCAGCAATTTCGATACAATTAAATCCACCACCTGCTTGTGCATTCTTATTACCATCAACAGTGAAACCATCAATGTAGCAATTAGAACCAACAGTCATGGTTGTAGCGTTGGCACCAGCTTTAGCTTTAAGAACAGAGCCGGGGCCCATTCCAATAATAGTGCTATTAGCTGGCAAGGTAAGCTGTGAGATATACCAGCTACCGAAAGGAACAAATACTGGAGTTCCTGCAAGAAGTGCGGCTGCAAATGCTGCGGTGATATCAGAACCACGAGGCCCCATATCCTCAGTGGAAACTGCACCCAACATATCAAAAGCAGCTAAGGTAATGCCACGGGGCCTCGTAGTCATATTAATCTTCCCAAGTAAGAGCTGGCAGATTCAGTTCTTCAATCACACTAGGCAGTGCCAGAGTACGATTGCGAATAAGCTGGAGCTTGTCATTAAGATCACGATAAACAGTATCTCGCATTTGGACAGCACGTTTACCCTCCACACTAAATACTGGATCAGTACCTAGGGCATAAGTACATGCAGAAGTAATGCTATCGTAGTTACGAGTACGAGCGAATACATCCAGACGACCTTGTACTTGTGGGTACGCAGCAGTTGCAAATGCTTCGATCTTCTGAACAGTTGCAGCTTCAATCTCTTCAGCAGTCCAATCAGTAATGATCGGAGTAGCCACAATAGTTTGAGCTTGGATATCCACAGCGTAGGTATAACCACTGATGCGCTGGTATTCACCCAGAGTATATTCAGCAGTAGTATTGGGCCACCAGCCTACGTTCTGATATTGAGGCCAACCAAGCCAGTTAAGATTAACTCGCAGGGTAGGATCAAGATCACCAAGTTCTGGTGGGAATGGTGCATCCGTGACAGTATAGGTCAGGAGGTCAACACGTTTATAAGTTGTCATGATTTAGCTTTCATAAAAGGATACACACGTTTACCTAGTTTGGTACGCTCTGAAATAATGGGCAAAGTTGCCTTACCCAGAGGACTACTAAGTTCTTTGATAACTCCAAAGTAAGGATAGCTGGAAGTACAGAATGCAATATACTTACCAAGAGTATTCATAATAGCACCAAAGAACGAGGTGTTACTACTATTAAGCACATAGTCACTCAGAGTTGCAATTGGATTAACCGCTCCATTTGAAACTTCAAGTACAGGGGTTACTGCGTTATAAATCAAACAGTATAAATACTGCTTGTTCATATCAAGCAAGATATCTCCAAAGCTTGGAGTTCCTATGTTGACTGTTCTTTTTGTGTACGTCCATCCTGTGGGATCTTTAGTCAAAATAACTAGGTAGGAGTAAGCAGAGCTAGCACGTGCCCCTACTATTAGAATGTTAGCATCCCCATACATTCCAAACTTACCCATGTACCCATCAATAACAGCGTTAGCATCTGGGATGCCAATAGTACCTAATTGTGTTAATGTATTTCCGCTTCGTTGATAGAAGTAAAAATAAGAAGTACTCACCATAACAAGCGTACCTGCACTTGTCATTTGCATTGCACTGAACGTACCAGACACGCTAGGGTTAGCTTGGAGAGTAAAAGTGCTAACCCCGTTAAACGTATAGCAATAAAGATAGGGACTGCCAGAAGGATTTGTTAGAACCAGATAATCATTGGCAACCCAAATTACTTGTGCACTAGCAGCGGCTTGACACGTAGCTACAAGCGCAAGCGTATCTCCAGTTCTTTTAAGTATGTTACAGGTAGTGTTAGCAGTGTTGGTAACTGCAAGGAACTGTCCATCTGGGGACCATGCCATTCTGCAAATAGGATTCGTAGCTGTCAGATACGCAGCTAAGAAAGTAATAACATCACCTACGTTCTTATAGAGATTGATGCCATTAGTACCACTAGTATCTGCAGGCACAGCAACATATACACCATCGGGACTAATTGCGATAGCTCCACTAACTACTCCACTGGGAACAGTACCAGAAATAGTAAGCATCTGCATCATTGGATTTTTGTTTGCAGTTAATAACTTAACTAAGTCTGGATACGCAGCTGAGGTAATCTGAGAACCATCACAACTCAGCCACCTTGCATCTGGTGCATTCTCAAAGTATCCGATATCTCCAACTTTAAAGTTACCAGCCGAACTTTTAGGAAGCCCCGGAAGACTTCCCCTAGCTGGCTTTAATTTGCCAACCTCGCTCATAATTAGAACTCCGTCCAGTCAAAGTTACCAATGATACCAGAAGCCTGAGCAGAGCTAAGACCAAGATACAATTGATCACCAGCTTCCAGTCGCTTAGGAGCATCTTCACTATATGCAAACAGTGACTCAGTAGGAGGAGTTGCAGCAGCCTGAGTATAAGCAGGAACAGCAACAGCTGCAATAAACTGTTTAGTAGCACCCACATCCTTACTAAGGAACAGGTAGGCAGCACAGGCAGTATTTGATACCAGAGGCAGCAGGCTACCTTTAGTCAGCATTGCGCCATTAGCACCTACAGTACCAATCAGAATGGTATTAGGTGGAGTGTTGTTGGTAGTAGAACTAGCACCAGTTGCAGTAGCAGAACGAGTCTTATGCGACTGTCCATACTTTGGATAATTGTTATCACCGAGAGCCATAATTATATTCCTTTAAAGTGCAGTTGAGATTGCAATGATCTGTGCGAACAGAGCTGGATTGTTGCTGATGTCAATAACTGGCTGAGGCTGACCAGTAATAGAAACTAACCAGTTAGTATAAGTACCAGCACCCAGAGTGACAGTTACGTTGATAGTGAGATTACCAGCAGCGTATCCAGTTACCTGACCAATCATGAAGATGCTTGGATTGGTAGCCAGTGATACCATCACGAACTGGTTAACTTGGAATTGCTTACCAAGTCCAACTGCAAAAACCTTAACTCCAGTACCAACTGTGATATTAGATGCGCTAGTTCCGGTAACAGTATTAGCTGCACCAACAATCGAATTAGCAGCGTCACTTGCGGTCTGTGCACTTGCTGCTGCATTGGCTGCACTAACTGCTGCTGATTGCGTATTGTCAGAACCAACCAATGCACGAACCTGAACGATATCACCAAGCACTGCACCTTCAACCAGAGTAACACTAGTGCCACTGGATTCAGTATAGTCTTTGGTAACGATCTGGCCAATACCATTAATCAGCACTTGGATGGATTCAGAACTTACACCATATGCAAACTTAGTCAGATTGAATACCTTCTGTCCATCAGCAGTAGCAGTAATGTATTCTGATTTATAAGTATTATTACTGTTAACTACTGGCTGATCAGCAGCACTACCGCCTTGCCAAATAGATGCTGACATATTAACTCCTTGACATAATGTTAGAATTTTTAACTTCTAGGAATTCTACGTTAGCCATAGCATCATTAGAATTTTGACGAGCAATGTCACCTAGAACAGTACCGAACAGGATCGAGGCAGCTTTATATACAATGGCATACAGCGCTTCATCTGCAATCCAGCTCTTATAAGTATCTGGGCTTACATCTGGATTCTGGTACAAACCAATGAGAACATACTGAAGATTCTCACTAGCGCGAACTTGAATCAGGGAACCTGCTACATATGCGATATTATTCTTTTGCACCCCATAAGAATCAAGAATCTCAGCGGGTGTGATAATATCAATGAAGCCACCAACTCCTTGGGTAGGATCATATTTACGAAGATACTCTAGCGAACGATATCGGGGGAACAGCGAACGATAATCAATCGACTGCAAATAATTACTAGCATCAAATTGCAATGCAGTTTCTAGAAGATCTTTGTAAAAGAACTCTGATCGGTGAAGCTGCAACGTGGCAGACTTAACAGCCAATTGCGTCTCTTTTACCAGATCAGGACGATTAGTAATAGTGAATACTTCGTTCACAATTGTGTTAAAGTCTGCCATGTTTTCACCGAAAAGAATTAATAAGAATTAACCGCGAGGGCCTGCAACGATCTTGGCACCAGTGGAAACAGCACCGCTGGACGAACCAGAGCTAGCAGCTGCAACATCAGTACTAGAAGCAACGTTCAGCTTACCTTGTTCGCTATTGCCGTAATCAGCACCAGCTGCTTGCATTGCTGCTTGAGCTGCTTCGTGTTCTGCAATGATGCTACGACGCAGAGCTTCCATCGGATCAAGCATTGCACGCTCAACCAGAACTTCATCTTTGTTGATGGAGATGTGCGGGTTGTTAGTTTCAACTTCCGTCATCAGTTCTTCAATTTCCTTGGCATCGGAAGTAGCATACTTACCAGCAAGGAAGATGCACTCTTTACCATTCGACAGAGCGAAGCGGGAGTTAGGCAGAGTGTTACGGAAGATAACAACAGTACCTTCGGTAGCTTGAACTTTTTCGATGAGGGCTTTGGTATTCGGGGACATATTAAACTCCAGATTTAGGGTATAAAAAAGCAGTGAGCTGCTAAATATAACAGACTCACTGCAATAGGAATTACAGGATTAATTAACCTTGTGCACCAGCAGTCAGGTTGTACACCACCGAGTTAGCTGGCGGGTTCTTCACCACGCAAGTCATCTCAGTAGTCAGAGTACCACCAACTGCATCCACACCGTTGTCATTGGCTTCCTTACCATCAGTGTTGAATTCCTTATTCTGAGTCTTGCGATCACCCAGATAAGCAACCTTGAAGGTAGAGAGATCAACACCAACAGCCATCTTCGACCAGTTAGCATTGGTGTTAAACAGCGGGTGCTCAATCAGGCGGAAAGTACCACGGCTAGTTTTGAAGGTCGAGAATTGCAGACCATAGCTAGTAGCACCATCAACCATCATGTAAGTACCATTCAGCTGACCAATCTTGTTGATCACCTTCTTAGCACCACCGCCAACAAACAGAACACGTTCGTTAGCAACCTTAGGATCCGTAGTCTGGTTGAACATTGGATCCAGCATGGTTTCCAGCTGCGTGTAGTTAGTAGTTGCACCAGCAGTACTAACGTTAGGAGCAGCGTAGCTCGAAGGGTAGTAGGACAGGTTGTTAACAATGTTAATCAGACCATCCATGGTACGGAATGGCATACCATTGCGAACACCTTGCGACTTCTGACCAAAGATCAGTGCTTTCTCGATATCAGCTGCGTGGAAAGCTGCGCAATCTTGACGCGACTCAGCATCGTTAGATTCGCCAGCAATCATCAGCGTAGCACGGATGGTATCAGTAATCGCCCAAGTATTACGGAAGATCTGGGTGTAGTTAGTGATACGCACCGGATTGATAATCAGCGAGTTCGGACGCACAGAACCTTCTTCGTATGCGTTACCAATCTGATTAATTGCAACCGAGTTAGCAATAGCAGCAGCAGCAACAGTACCAACAGCACGAGTCACAGTCACGTGAGTTGCATCGGTAACGCTATTGATAATAACGTTCTCGTTGGTAGTTGGAACCTGCATGATCATACCCGGCAGAACGTTAGCAGTGCTAAGAACCGTCAGAGTAGTATCAGTACTCAGAGCCGAAGCTGCCAGCGTCAGCGACGGGAACAGCATAGTTTTGGTGAAGAATCCGTGTTCAACTTGAACAGCAGTTTCGTTAGCCAGCATTGCCGACATACCAAACAACGGTGCAGAACCGTTTGGCATCAGGCGGGTAATCATACCAGCAAAGCTCTTTGCTGCCAAATCCTGCGTCAGTTGCGCAGTAGTAAAAGTACCAGTAGACATATAGACTCCAGAGTAGTTAGGAAATTAAGTTAAATCAAATTACAGGAAAGTAGACCAATCCGTACCCTGTGCAGCTTTAGCTTGTTGCTGTTGCTGTTGTTGGGCTTGCGGCGCTGAGATTTCATTTGCGAAGCTAGTCAGGTAATCCTGAGCCATCCTCGTAAGTTCTTGTTGCGAAGCGTTAGGATGCTTAACCAAGATCTGGTTCTTAACCATATCCAGCATTGGCTTAGCTGCAGGGTTGTTGAAGATTGGGTTTTGTTCTGCTAGGTTATTACTCACACTCAGAGACTTGAAACGGGTATCTAGATCAGCTGATCGTGCAAACTGCGACTTATCAAGCGCACCTTCAATTAGCTTAGTACCAGCGAATGCAGATTGTGCGTACACATTCTGGGAAACCATATTCATAATTTCCATCATTGCTTGCACACCTTCAGCACCACCAGCAGCAACCTTGTTTACCAGATCAGGATTAATGCCGCTAGTGAAGTTCTGCTTACGTGCAGCTTCCAACATCTTAGCTTGATCAACATTAAACAGTGGTTGTCCTTGTGCACCTGCGTTAGGATCAACACTCCAGATATCTTTAAATGCATCAAGACTAGGAGCAGCAGTTCCGTTAGTAGCAGGATCATTAGGAACAACACCGTTAGGAGCAGTACCATTAGTAGCTACTGGATTATTAGCAGGTGGCACAGCTGGAATATTGCCGGGAGTTGCAGGAGCCGCTTGCGGAGCAGGAGCAGGTGCTGGCGCAGGTTGCGCATTACCAAACAGCTTTTCAAAAATAGACATTTAAAATCTCCGAGAATTGGATGAGTTAATACTGTGGGTTTTGTTACTTAGTACGGACGTGATTATGATAGGTTCATGTAAGTCTGTCACGTCAGGATTCGTTGTTTCCGCTATTAGCAGCAGTTACAATGGCCTCCCTAGCAGCTTCATTGGAATCCATAATATAATTAAGACAGTTGAGCCAACCAGTAATTTCTGCTTCCTGTTGCAGATATTGTTGGTGAGCATCTGGAGTATATACTAGTGCAATCTTCTTAAGCGCATATTCAGCACGAAGATTCTGAAGCACCATCAGTTGATTAATACTGAGAGTCTGTCCAGCCAGAGACTCAGCATCAGCAAGATTATATTGAGTGAATTGATTAGGTACAGTAGTTGCCATGTTATTCTTTCAGGTTATTAGTTATGTATAAATGTTCCGCTGCTCTCTGCTTCTCACCGGGGCTTTATCAGGGGATGCTAACCTAACACAGTAGGTACCAAGGGTGTTTCAATTGGTCGCACTCCTTACGTCGGCGCTGCAATCTCACACTATTTCCTTGGTATCCATCTGCTTATAGGTTTATCAGCCCCTGCGCCCAGCGATACGCGACGTTCAGCTAATGGCAAGTAGGTTCAAGCACTGGCCGGCTGTTGTTGCTGTTGGTTCTGAGGCTTAGCAACATTGTTACCAGCAGGTTGATAGCCATACTGTTGTGGAGTAGGTTGTGGCGGATATTGTTCTGGCTTAATATTCGGGCTAGTTTTAGCAATCTGCATAACAACTTGCTGCCACTGTCCAACAGCCTGCTCATATGCTTGCTGTTCAGGAGACTTCTCAAACGGAGCAAGATCAGCACCCTGAGTATTCATAAGATACGTGAACAATGGTGCTAAGTTATATCCTGCGGCCACTGGCGAATTAGGCTGACCAAGCTGCTGGAATGCTACAGCCAGAACATCACCATTAATAAGCTTATCCGTAGGAGTCAGACCATCAGAGATTTGAAACTCCAATGCTGCCTTTCTCAGTGCAACAGGATCAATAGCAACTTGAGTCTTCTGCTTAGGATTATACACATCTCCAGTACCTTGATATTGGAGGATGTTCAGCTTCAGTATTTCCTTGGCAGGAGTAAAGAACTGTGCTTCCAGAAGCATAGAGGTTGCTTGATCACGGCCATTAGCATTACCCATGACAGTATCAAATTCATGAGTAGTTTTATTACCTTTAACAAACTGGCCTTGCTTAGCTGGATTCTGTCCACTAACTTGATTAGCGAACTGTCCAAGCATACCAACTTGCTGCATCATCAAAGGAGATTGGTCATCCTTAAATGGAATTGAATAGTAAGCTTCATTCAGTGGCTTACCATATGCAGATGCTTTAACTGGAATCTTAGCTGATGGATTAGCACTATTAATATGCTTGTGATCGATGCGACTTGGATCATAAATGCCACGGTCACTAACGGCGCGACGACGGGCTGCAATTACCGAGTTCATCAGGGCACTGGAAATATCCTGAATTGGCTCCACATTCTTAGCAAGAGATTTAGTCTGATAGCCAAGTCCATCTTCATTCGGCTGCATAAACAGAATCGGCAGCATGTTGTGAGCATTAGTCTGGCGTTCAGCATAAATAAGAACTTCGTTATTCACAATGATAAACTTCCAGATCTGCGGCGTATTAGCCTGCGGAACAATCATTGCGAAATCACTAGGCAGGATTCGTGCGTACAGAATAGTAACATCATACATATTCTTATACTGAATCTTATTGGTATCTGCACCGGACAGTCCTGCCCAGTTCATCCAATTCATACCTTGGTTAGCTCCATCCAGCAAGCCACCATGAACATTCAGTTCTGGCACATAGTAATTGAAGATACTGTTCAGAGCATTAATACCACTGCCTGCGCCATTACCAGATTCAAACGCTTCCTTAATGTTTCCAATAATCTTATCTGGAAGTTCATTAATAAAGCTCTTCAGTTTGATACGAGACATCAGCAGCTTATAACCTGCGAACTCACCATCAAGGTGAACACGAGTTGGAGCTACACGAAGATCCCAGAAACTATTATACAGATCCATCTTACGGAAGACGTTACCTTCCCAGATAGTTTCCTTAGGCTTACCAACCTTGCCATTACCAAAATTAACATCAGACTCCAGAGATGCAGTAGTCTTACGTTCCCATACAACTTCCACTGCTGCGAGATTGTATTTAAAACCATCTCGAAAACTCATTTGCAACTCACGAACCCAACCACCCTTAGTAGCATGATTCGCCATAAGAGATTCCATCTGCAAACCTTCAGCTGCATACTGGGGAGAAGGTGCAATGCCGAAGATAGGAGTACCTTGCAGGAATACAGAGGATTGGTAAACTACTGCGGCCTCAACCTGTGGCATAACAACAGGAATGGTGAGATCCTGAAAACGGTTCTGATCACCATAAGTATTAGCTGCCTTGGCTCGCTTATGTTCTGCTAGTTGATTCTTCTCACGGTTATAAGCAATGTCCAGTTCTCGTAACTTTTCACGAATATTAATGCCCTTATTATAAAGACCAAAACATTCTTTAAGATATTCAATAACCGCTTGTTGTGATTTAGGACGCAGAGGGATTGGGGTGTTTGGGAGTGTCATGGATATTCCTAGTTATTGGAAATTATGTGGGGATTAAAAACCTAAGATGGAAGCTACAAAATTAACTACTGCGTCACTAGTAGAAGATCCAGAGTTATCTACAAGATCTCCTTCATTATTCTCTTTATCTTTATTCTGCTCTGCATCTTCACTATCTCCACCGGAACGGAGTGCAGTTCTAAGTGTATCAACACCAACTGCTGTAGCTTGTGGATTATTTGGATCAACAGAACCTAAGGTTGATTTAATCAATTGATCAGCACTAAATTGCCATGTCATAATTTAAGTTCCTAATATTTAAAAGCATGAGTTAAATCCATCAACATCAATATCAGAATGTTCTAGTTCCCTGATCTCACCAATAGCTACAATATGCTGACCAAACTCAGCTTGCACGCGAGGAGCATAACAGAGCAAGTCCAAGATGTCATCACTATTATCTAGCTTCAGAGGATTGAAAGTAACCATCTGTGCATGAACTTCAGCTCGTAGCTCACCATGAATAACAACTTCACCAGCTTGGTAATCTTTAAACATCTGAAGGATACGAGCATTCTTAGAGTTACCACCGGGGTAAATCTCAACACACTGAATGCCCGCAATTCCAAGTTGCTTACAGATGAAATCAAACCAATAAGCTAGAGTGGCCTGATAAGCTACAGATTCAATACATACAAGACGACAGTTATTTTCAAGACAGAATTTAATGCCAGCTCGAATAGTGTCTGAAGGAGACATCCTCTCTGATTTCAACTTCCTCAGAACTGGCTTGTTTGCATGGACTTCAAAATAACCAACTGCTACTTCATCTGATTTTTTCTTCCATCCAGATGGGTCAATAATAACAAAGTTACCTTCTGGTATCTGATCATTGGGCCATGGATAATCTTGTATCTTGGAGAAGTCTAGAAGGTTATTAGATGCTGCATTCTCATCATTAAGAACTTCTGAATAAAATACTTCCGGACGACCCATTGCAAGGTCATTCTCAAATTCTCTAGTTAACTGCTCAATTGGCTGCAAGTCTTCCCACAGCGAAGTACCGTCCGCAAGAATGCCCCCAGCAATGAATTTAGCCCAGTTAGGATTGGCCTTTAATCTCCGAAGAATCGACCACTTAGTAGGATACATATTAGCTACAAATAGGAACATGCAGCCAGCTGGAGATTTAGCTTTCATCGCAGTACCAACCATCCACTGTTCTAGTGCATTGGAGAGTACTTCGGAATCAGCTTCTTCACGAGATTGGATATCTTCAAATATCATGATATCAGGACGTTCGTTATTAATGTTCATGCCTCGGAGGCTAGTACCTGCGCCAATACCTGCCAGAACTATGTTCCTTCCACGAAAGCCGAACTTCTTCATTGCTTGGGTATCTTGTACTAATCCTTGTCTCCAATCTCCAAATACTTTCTTGATATTGGGTTCATCTAAGAATGCCGCAATGTCGAAGATAATATTCTCAGCTAATTTAGCTGTATTGGAAATAACAAGAATGAACTTCTTATTTGTAAACAGGATGCAATAGAGTACAAATAATTTAATGACTGTAGTCTTACCAAAGCCACGAGGTAATCCCAGAGCCAACTGTGGGAAAGATCTGGGCTTTTTAAGTTCATCTAGCAACCAAATCCACACACTTATAAATACTGGCGGAAATAGGAATTGAAAGACAGTCGGAGCTGCAAGAGCTGCAAGGAAGTCAAGGGAGTCTCTTGCAAGATCGTGGACTTGATCTGCTTCGAAAGTTGCTTCTTGTACTGGGATTTCTGCTTGCGTATGTGCAAAGGTGGCAATCTCTGCATCCGCTCTTGCTGCTTTAATTTCGTCATCACTAGCTCCCAAAGATTCCAATAAAGTCTTACCCATAATTATTTCCCTTCTTAGTGGTCACTGAAGATACTGAGCTATAATTATTTTGCATAGATAGCAGCAGTTCCAGCGCCCTTGCTTTGTTGTTGTTCTCTAATTTCTGCTGGTTCAATTGTTTGGATTCCTGCTTGGATTCCCCCCGTTCCAACTGACTGATTTGTGAGTTGTTTGCTTTCTGTGTAATTTGTTCCATGATTGTGCAAGCCTAGGTTATTGGCATTCATATGCTGAGCTTTAGCTTTAGCTGCTGCTAACAGCTGAGTACCTTGGATTGTTTCGAGGGTTTGATTACCTGCGTGTATAACTTGGTTGTTTACATTGGTTGTGAACTTCTGGGTAATAACAGTTGGCATCAGCAACTGAACAACTTGATTCTGAGATACCATCTGATCTGGGCTACTAGAGCCCCTTCGCTTCATGCTATTAATGACACTTGCAGCCTTCAATAACTCCATGGGCCGCATCATCAATGGTAACATATCTTCCAACTGGCCTGCTACTTTCTTTTCCATGCGATCATACGCATTGTCCATCTCATTGTGTTTCTGGAGATTCTGGAACCTGAGAGTTGCAACTTCCTCAGCGAATGATTTATCACTCATGAGTTGCGAGATTCTGCTTTCACTAACTCCAACAGCTGTTGCTACCACACTAGCACTGAGTCCAGAACCTAGTAACTCAATTGCTCGCTTCTCTGTTTGGCTCCTTGCAGTCTGAAGTTCCGACATGATTGATACTCCTAATAATTGGTGAGATTTGATACTTATAAGTATGCTTTGGTTAGTTACTTATATACAGGGGGGATTGTGCTAAAAAAGTTTAGTAATTTTTATTATGCTCCTTAGGACAAGAGCGGCGGCCATGACCAAAAAAGGTTCCCATCCCCCCCGTCAGTTAGTGAGTACTTACTATTGAATGCGAATCATTATCATCTGAGTTTATACATACATTCATGCTTGTAATTGGCATAGATATTGCCGATAGCTTTCAACTATTGGAACGATAGATTAATACAATGACCAAAACCTATTGCCAAACTATTGACAGCTTAGTATAATGACCTTAGCAGCACAGTATTTAGTAAGTAAGCAAGATGATTCAGATACTTGATAGGAGTGATTAGAAATGGATACTTGGAGACTTGGTTACATGAACAAAGCTAATGAGCTTGTGTTCCGTAATATTGAAGCTGAATCGTGCATGGAAGCCATTATCAAGTGTATGCAGGAAGATGCAGAGTGTACTAGTATCTGCTACTCCAATTGCCTGACATTTAAAAAGCCTGTTGATAAGCAATAGTTACTTTGTTAGTAGCAAAAATGCAGTTTGCCTGCAATATACCCTCGTAGTACCTATTAACTGAGAAGTAATCATGAATACATTTACTGTGCTTTGGTTCAATACCATTAGTAAGCAGTTGGATGAAGGCTATTACAAAGGCTATCATAAACAACAAGCATTAAAAGAACAGTATGATTTGGCTGTGATGATTATTGGTGGATATTATCATTAAGGAGAGTTACAAGTAATGCTCATTATGTGGGCATTGCTAGTAGTTCTTATAATGTAGTTTTAACCGTAACATCTGACCAAGGGAGTAATTATTATGAGTATCATCGACCAAGCAAATCATTCTGTTGTTAAGTACGATCCAAAGACCAGTAAGGCATTCACCGGACAGAGATTGAGTAAGGTAACTTATAAGACTGTGAATGATAAGGAATCTCCGTTGTATGGTATCAAGCGTGAAAGCCAGTGCGTCAGTATCCCGATGATTGCTGCTAATGAAGTAGCTAGTAACCTTGTGGCACTGACTCCGCATGTGATCGAGTATCTGGCTAGTGTCCAAGATAAGATCATTCGTGAGAAGATTGATGCAGGTAGCAAGCATATCGGGAATGAAGATATCAGCATCTCTGCGATGGTTGAGTGGTTGGAAACCAACAATGAGTCGGGAAGGCTGACGAAAGAGACAGTTGGCAAGTGGTTTGATGAAAACATCGGAGACATGCTAGCTGTAGTATTGGCGGAGAAGTTAGGAGTATCAGCTACGCCGACTGATAAGGAATCTGCACAGATCATGGCTGTAGTTGGTACGTTTAAGGATAAAGTTAGTAGTTTGGCTGGGGGCAAGACTAGCTATGAACCTAAGATGTGCGATAGCTTGATTAAGTGCTTGGAACTTGCACCGGCTGGTGACGCACTGGCTAGTCGTTTCACGACTCGTCTTACTAAGATGAAGGATGAAGCTAGTAAGAATGTTGATCTGATTGACTTGCTGTAATCAATAGCTAGATAGTTTCAAGTAATGCTTAGGTATTGATGGATGATACTTAGGCATTGCTGGACACTAACTGTTAGTGAATCCATTGTTACCTAAACCTAAAGGACATACATATCATGTGCAATCTCAGCATTCCTTTCCGTCCGATGCATCGCAGTGCAGGCACTAAAGCAAATACTGTTATGGTTGATAGCGGTAAGAATAAGATTAAGAATCGGGTAACTGAGATTGAACGTGCACGCAAGATTGCCGCTACTCTTGGCGTCTATACGGCTGCTAAGTATCTCAATAATCGCGGCTGGAGTCTGGAAGCTGCACAGTATATCCTTTTGGGTAAGTGAGGAGTTAGATGCAAACAGCAATTCTGTTAATGTATCTTGATAGTTATTATTCAAGCATATTGATACTGATAATAACTATCTTCCTATCCATCATTGGTATCATGGCTGCTATTGGAGAGTATCTGTATCTGGATAATCAGATTAATAATCATGATAAGCATTCTGATATGCATATGAATAGCTATGCTAAATGGTATGCTCATTATTATCGTAAGTCAGTTTCTCCACATGTGAATAAGGATTAAATATCATGGCTGTCTCACTCAATCCGCAACAATACTATATCTTTGCTGTATTCCATTCTCCTGCTGGATATCTCATTGGTAAGTTAGTTGTTGAAGTGTTCTCAGGTTCAATGGTAACAGAATGTATTGTTGAGGACTTGAATAAGGGAATCTATGCGCTGTCAGCAGTTGATACTCTTGCTCTGGATACGATGAAGAAAGCATTAAGTATTCGGTATGGGAAAGTAACTATGGTATATATGAAGGAACAGGTTAATTAGAATGTGATAAACAAAATGGCAGAAAACCAATGTGTCAGTTCTGCCAACATTCCATAATAGGGTGTGGACCTTCGGGTATCCATGCCCATTTTCCGTTCTACCATCTAACTAACTACTTCTATCCATCCTGTAACTAACAACTACCTATACATAGCTTATACATTTACCCCCTATTAAAATAATTATTAATAAGTTTTTATATTTAATATTTATATTTAAATTTTGTTAGGGTATAAATCTATGCGTTAAGATAGTGCTCTATATTATAGTAATCCTGTAGATACCTATAACTAGCAGCATGTGTGCAGGAGTTATAACTAACTAACTCAGGCATACACACATCTGGCAGATGGGGAAGGGTTGACATGAAAATGGAAGTATGGCATAATCGCCATGTTGGTTTTCTGGCAGAATCAACAGGACTTATAACTTACTTAGGACTATCATGAAAAAACAACCAGTTGCTGCATTCAGGATTATTATTAACGAGAATGAATTATCAGATACATTAAATGATCTATTGATTCTCAAAGCATCTAATAAATCATCGGCACATACTAATGCATTCATTGTGAAACTACAGATGCTTGCAATTAAAAACAACATGGGCGCAGTTACTCCAGCTTATGTACAAACAGGTAGGACTGGAGTTAGTTCCAGTGAGATGTTATCTGCCTTATTAGATGATTCTCTGCCCAAGATAACTAAGGCACCTACATTTATCATTGATCGTCGTGGTAATCCTAACGAAATCAATCTTGATAACTATACTAAAGAACAGATAGAAGCTGCTAAGGAACGTGAGCTATATGAATTCACTGTTACTGGTACTCATACTGACTGGCATATCTATTTGCCTAAACCAATCATTACAGCTGAGACTGAAAGGAGAGCAGATGAAATAGAAAAGAATCAGCAACTGGAACATCATCTAGATACTGATGATCAGATTGCTAGTGAGTTGTTTCATAAATTGTAATCATTATAAAGGAAGTAATCATGGCGTTTATATCTAACTCAATGATTGGCAAAGTCTACACACTAGCTAGAGATGTAGTACTTATTAAAGGCACTATCCTCAAAGGCAGCAAGGTAACTATTACTAATGTTAGCCAACGAGGATATGATTTTATTGATAATGAATCTAAAGAAAAATGTATTGAAGTTTCTTCTATCTGGGACGGAAAGAAAGTATTTGAAGAAATAGATGAATAGCATCAATAGAATTACCCGCCCAAGCACTAATAGCAACAACAACAAAGGAAACAATAAGATATGGCCAAAATACTATGCTCATTATCTGGGTTAGAATTCAATTGCGATCACTTCAATATCTATCTCGGTGCTCGTGAATACTCACATCCAATCTTTCACATCAATTCAGAGAGGCTGATTGAACTAACTCCTAAGTGGCTGGATCAATCACTAACTCCAACTGAATCATATCTTCTCTATCTCTCTCTGTTTAAATCAACAGGACTAATGGACTTCAGAGTACCTGCTCAATTTACTCCTGAGATCATGCCTATCATTGCACAGAATATGCATCACTTAGTTGCAATGGTTGAGAAGATACTAGATGCTACTGACGCACGGAAACAAGAAATCCTGCATCTTCCAACCTTTGTAGTTACTCCTGATACTAAGACATTCACTGATTCACCTGAATGGATTAAGATATGGAATAGTAACTATAAAGAATATCTGGATTCGTATAAGACAGCTACACTGGCACAAAAAATTAATCAGAAAGAATCCATTCTCGAACGGCACATTAAAGATAAGACTAAGGATATCAGTCTCTATGCCCACCAGTTAGCATCATGGGCTGCAATGGCTGGTAGATTCCCTACCTTTGTTGCTGATCTTGAAGATATCAACCTGTTCAAGGGACAGAATGTAACTCTCTCCCAATACTGGCAACATATCATCAAGTCCTGTGCTAAGACTGAATCTATCTGGGACATTCCTGATTCTGACTTACAGGAATTAATAGAACATTGTGAGGAAAACATAGATCATGGTTCTATCTATGCACATACTCTGATGGCTCTGCTCCGTGCGGGTATCGCTAGGAAAAAGGATTTCTTCTCTCTTGGTGATTTTAATATCGGTGCTGCTGGAACTACATTCCGAATCCTCGATGCTAGTGCAAGTATTGAAGATGCTAACAAACTGGCAGCTATTGATTCTGCACCTATCGAAGAACCAAGGGAACGGGACTATCCCAATAAACTAGCATTCATCAAAGCCAAGCTGAATTATAAAATGGCTAGAGAATATAAGAACAACCAAGCTATTAATCAGAAACTTAAAGATGAAGGAGTTGAGTGATGCCTATCATTACTATCAATGGCCAGCCACAAGTTGTTACGCCTACTGAATACAGTGAGCATATTAAGCTCATGGCCAATAAATACAAACTAGCAGATCAGATGCGCAACAGTATGCATATTCCTGATGAGTTTCTTCAGTATCTTGAAATTTATAATCTCACTCATTGGGAAGTTCCTAAGTTCAAACACTGTCTTACTGATGGAACTGTTCTAATGAATGGTCACAGGATAGATATTAAGTTCTCTGTGATCTACTATAACACCACACCAGCAGCAGCTAAGGCAGCTAAGGAAATCAGGTTATCTTTTAGAAAGGCTAAGCCTGAATTTAATATCGAACCATATGTTCTAGTTCAGATAGTATCAATGGATTAACATTAACTAGCATCGACCAAGAAAGAATAATTATGCCAACTCCAACTATCACCAAAGAACGATTAGCAGAACTACTAGCTAAGGCACGAGCCAATAACCCTAAGCTAGAACGTCGGAAGGATGAAGTTACTGCTGCTGGTTACGGCAACAGAGCTACCGATCAAATGAAAGAAGATAGTGACGTAGCTAATTTCAAGACTACCACTATCTCCAATGCCATTAACACACTCACTAACAACACTGATCTTATCGGCCTTGATCGCTCCACGGGTAAAGCTATTCAATACAATGAAAAGCAACTAGCCTTTGTTGAGCTTGCATCTTCCGGCAATAGTGCTGTTCTTATTGGTGCTGCTGGTTCAGGTAAAACAACTTGCCAACGTGGTGTTATTTCATCTCTTATTACCAGCGGGTTCGCTGGACTAATGGATGCTGATGGACACAAGTATCTGCGAGATAAATCTCCCGGTATTATTATCGTATCCTTTACTCGCCGTGCAGTATCTAATATTCGCAAGGCAGTAGCTGAAGATATGAAACATAATTGTCTAACTATCCATGCTGCTCTTGAGTATGAACCTGTATACCATGAAGTATGGGATGAAGCTGTTGGTGAGTATAAGAAGACAATGAGTTTTGAGCCAACTAGAACTGCTGATCGTCCGCTTCCATCATCAATTAAAACTTGTGTGATTGAAGAATCTTCCATGGTGTCTGTTGAACTATTTACGGAGTTAAAAGATGCACTGCCAAGTAATTGCCAATTCATTTTTCTGGGGGATATTCAGCAGCTTCCTCCCGTATTTGGTGCTGCTATTCTTGGATATAAAATGCTGGAACTCCCTGTCATTGAACTCACAGAGATTTACCGACAGGCTCTGGAATCCCCTATTATTCGTTTGGCACACCGTATCCTCAGTGGTCAGCCTATTCCTGCTAGTGAATATGCTGAATGGAAATTCAATAACCAACTAACTCTCCATCCTTGGAAGAAGAAACTAGATGCTGACTTGGCACTCAGAACTATCGCTAAGTTCCTAACCACTGCTATTGATAACAATCTCTACAATCCAGATGAAGACATGGTTCTCATCCCATTCAATAAAGCATGTGGAACTATTGAGCTTAACAAGTACATTGCTCAGCACATGGCACGAAAGAATAATCGTGTTGTCTGGGAAGTTATCGGTGGCTTTGAGAAATCTTATTTCAGTGTTGGTGACAAGATTCTCTATGATAAAGAGGATGCAGTCATTACTAAGATTTTCCCTAACCCTGCTTATGATGGGGCTAGTGCTCAGCCTGAATCTGTACATCTTGATTATTGGGGATATAACTCCAGCACTGGTGGCGATTCTCAGCACCATATTGATAATGCTAGTGACGATGATATTGATTTCATGCTGGCGCAATCAGTAAAAGGTGGCAATGGAGAAGATAGAGTTCGTCAGTCCTCTCACGAGATAACAATTAAACTATTAGAAACTGATCGTGAAATTACTCTTAACACAGCAGGACAACTTAACGCTCTCATTCTCTCATTTGCACTTACTGTCCATAAGTCACAGGGTAGCGAGTTCCGCAAAGTGTTCCTTATGCTCCACCAGTCGCACGCGACAATGCTATCCCGCGAACTTCTATACACTGCTGTTACTCGTGCAAAGGAGGAGCTATATGTTATCTGCGAACCAGAGTCTTTCACTAAAGGTATTAACTCTCAGAGAATCAAAGGTAATACTCTCGCTGAGAAAGCAGAATACTTTAAAGGTAAAATCTCAGCTAATGGAAATGGAGACATGTGATGCCTAGTATCTACCCTGATCCAGCATCTATCTCAATTGAAACTGCTACCGGAATGATTGAGGAACTAGTAGCTCTTGAGCCAATTGATATCTTGCCGCTTAAGAAAGCTATTAGTCTCCTTGATGACGAGGAACTGGCAAAGCTCACTGGCTATCTGAAACAACTTACCATTCAGGTACAGCATGTTAAGTACCGGAGAACTGATAAGGCTGTTAAGACTAAGGTCAAGAACGCAGCTGCTAGGCTACCAAGAACTAGAGATAGAAAGAAGAAAGCTCCTGTTGTTCCAGTGTTTACAGATAAGTGAGAGGACTTATAACTGACACTATCGAAGGGGCTTGACACCGGATGCAGTTTCAGGCATAATGCAATCTCACTAGGGCGAATTACGATCCGTCCGACAGTTAGTTAGGGTCTGTGCAAAACCTAACGCCATAAACTCTACACTCCACTATAATTATTTAAGGAATTAAATCATGCGTAACTCTATCTTCGCTCGTCGTGCTCTGTTCGCTGCTCTGCTGTGCCAAGCTGTTGTCGGTGATGCTGCTACTGTTACTGGTGGTACTGGTTCTACTCCGGAAGATCAGGCTGCTAAGGATCAAGCTGCTAACGAAGCTCGCGAAGCTCTGCATACTTCGATCAAAGCTAACTTCGATAACAAGGTGGATGTGCTGGATACTAACTTCCACTTCCGCAAAGTTAAGGATGAAGCTAGCGGTGTTGAAACTAAGCGTCCTACTGTGACGATCCCAGTTCCGGCTCCTAGTGTTGAAGGTATTATCGCTATCATCGAAGCTGGTGGTAAGGGTCTGGACCTGCTGCTGGAAGCTGTGCGTGATAAAGTTGTTGAGCAAGCTCGTGACCAAGTTAACGAGAAAGAAGATATCACTGCTGATAACTTCGATTACACCAAGCTTAGCTGGGAAGCTATTGCTAACATGCCGAAAGCTGAACGTCGCGGCGGTGGCATTGCTAAAGAACTGTGGGATGACTTCGCTGCTGACTATGTTAGCGTCATGCCGGGTGTTACTGGTAAGAAGAAAGAAGCTGTGGAACTGGCAGCTAAAGTCTTCGTCAGCAAGTTTGCTAATGCTAAGACTAACAAGCCTGTGCTGAAAGTCCTGCAAGAGCAGCTGGGTCTGTACATCAACAACACTACTCGCGGCGAAGAGATGGCTCCTGTTGTTGAGTGGCTGTCGAACAAGCTGGATACCCTCATCAAGACTGATGAAACTAACCTGCTGCTGTCGCTGTAATAGTTAGAATATCCTTGGCCACTGTGGTATATATTCATGAACATGTGGCATTAGGTTTGTTAGTTTCCTAGGTAGTTGGCAAATCCACTACTGAATAACTAGCATTGGAATCTCTTGGAATGTTCCTTAGTCGTTGCCTTCCTTGAGATTCCTCTTATATAGTCTCTCTGAGCTAGAGCTAAACTCCTCAGCCCAGTCAATCTCAATCATGGTTTAGAGAGACTATATAAGATAGGTGCTTGCGTACTAAGGATCGATAATTTCCCCTAAAATGTACAATACTAGTAACCCTCTTATTCCAGATGACTGCGCATCGAACAAAGAGAGATAAGGTAATTATATGCTCTCTAAACTGGAAGTCTTAAGCTGCCGTTGTTGCTGGCTATGGACAAACAAAAAAGATAAGAGACCAGTATGTGGTATGTCTCAAGCAAGGATCGTACCTTGGAGCGGTGCAACTCAGGGTTCCAAACGCTGACAATTGTTCTGCTAAAAACTCTACAAATAATTCTAAGACCACAGACCCAGTAAATAATAATAATATCTGTGCCCTCTGTCCTATCTAATACCAATAATCTATGGCATCCAAATATGATAGCATCTGGACTGCGCTTAAACTGAAGGGTGAAATTAAACTAGCTGTTCCACCTGCAATTCAGAAGCGAGTAATTAAAGCAGTCATCAATCTTAAAGATCAAGATACCTGTAGGAAGATTGAACTAATCCACAGGATGAAGAAGGAAAAGATTCAATACACTCGTGAAGCTGCAATGGTAACGATCAGACTTACCACTTATGACAACCTAAATGCTATTGGCATTGGAGATTTATAACATGAATAGAACTTATGCACCCCCTGTCTATCGTGGACTTGAAGGTGAGATTGTTAAAGAAACAGAGAAAGCCATTCTGTTCAGAGCAATTAATAAACGAACTGGTGAAGAAGTTAAACAAGCATGGTTCCCGAAATCTCAGCTGGCTTCCTTTGGTGGGCGCTATGATGAGGTTGACGGAACCTTTAATTACATCTTGGCCTCGGAGTGGATCTTAGGTCAGAATGCGTTGCTATCAGTATCTGTAGCAAGGGATTTAATTAAGATTGTTCCTAAAGCTCAGGCTGTTAACAAGCCAGTCTTTACTGGAACTACCAAACAAGATAAAGCTAATCGTGGTGATCTTAAGAATGATGAAGGTCAGCCAGCTTGGGAGAAGGGTGAAGCTCCTGATGATTACTTCAATCAGCAATTTGGAACTGGAGAGGATGAATAACTATGGCTGAGATTAATATTGCAGCTAAACTTGCAGAACTCAGAGCTAAGAAAGCAGCGGAGGCAGCTAATGCGCAAGCACAAAAGGTTGAAGCTAAGGAACCAGCACCGACTATACAAGTACCAGTTTCTGGCTCAGAGATTCGTACAGAACCTGCTAAGAGTGAGCAACAAGTCTCTACTGGAAATGCTGTAACCCAGACTATCGGAACAGCTAGAACTTCTGAGATAGATCACATGGACTTTATGTCCAAGTTACAGGAACTTGAGGAAGCTATTCATACTCAGCATCCTAAGATGCCAGTGTTGTTGATGATGATTCATAAACATCTGCGGGCTGATCCTGAGTTAGTAACAACGCTTAGTGAAGAAGAGATTGGTACGATTGTCAATGGACTTAAAGTACAAACCAAGACAGAGCTGGTAGGTACTATTGCGAAACAGACTAAGTCCCGTGATAAGAAAACCAAACTTGACGCTGATATGTTCTAATCATTGGAGATAACTATGGATACCTTTCCAGTACTGGAAGTTAATACACCAGAGACAGGTAAGTTCAGCATCACTGTACTAGATCCTAATCAGATTCTCTGGTTTGGTAAGTACCAGACTGGAAGGCTCACAGTATATTGGGCTGATATTGTTGAAGGTGTTCCTCTTGTTCCTACCATGCCCATTATTTATGTGGTATCTGGACAGGATATACCTGAAGCTGATCTGTTTGGATATGAAGCATTTGCAGCTGATGTAACTATTGGTGCAATGATTGATAGCCTGATGAATACTATCAATAAATTCTATGCTGAGTCAGTAATGGCAGCAAGGCATGAACAAGATTACAAGCTTCAGTAACTACAACATAGAAAATCCTTTGGTACTTGCCTTAATAAGAACCTATATAAAGAACCGAAAGATTTTCTTCTACACTGGAAACAGTGACAACATTCGTATGTTCACTAGCTGGTTACTGGATGAAGCAACTGGGTATAAAATCATCCCAGATAACAATCCTCCACCTTGGTATGCTGTTAGTTATGAGCTCTCTAACCTAGCATGTATACTTAAGTGTCCAGTTGGTGAACTGCATAGAAAGATATTAGAATTGGAGTCCGATAATCATGTCTGATTTAGATGTGGAGTCTCTGCTAGACGCTCCGTTTGAGGAAACATCTGCGCCCAAAAAGGTTGTAGCTTTCACGGGTATTGATCCTCGTATTAAGTTGCTCAGTTATTCTTCCCTGCTTACACTTCATAGCTGCCCTCGTAAGTTTGAACTGTACCGGAAGAAAGCAATTGAGAATGAGATGGATGCTACTGCTGGCATCAATCAGAACTTAACCTTTGCATTTGGCCACGTAGTTGGTGAAGGAATTCAAGATGTATTCGATGGTTTGGAAGAGAATGAAATCATCTGGAGAATGTTCCTTGGTTTCTATGCGAACCTTGCAGATAACAACCCAAAACAAAATAAGAGTTTCTATCTCGCAGTCATTGCGATCCAACGGCTTATCTCTCTCCGTGCCAATGGATTTCTGGACGAGTATGAACTACTTGAATACAATGGTAGATCAGCTAAAGAACTTAGCTTTCGCATTGAACTCCCTGATGGTTTCTACTTCCGAGGATCAGTCGATGCTGTACTTAGGCACAAAGTTACTGGTAAGATTCTCGTCCTTGAATGTAAAACGAGTAGCAGTACCAATCTTAACCCAACGACGTTTAAGAATTCTAGCCAAGCAGTTGGATACTCAGTCGTTCTTGACACTGTAGCTCCTGATATTGTTAACTACGAAGTCCTGTACTTAGTGTATCTTACAAAGGATATGACCTATGAGACTCTCCGGTTTCCTAAAACATATCTACAACGGGCTACTTGGATTCAAGAGTTGTTACTGGATGTTGAGACTATTAAGTTGTATGACTCCGTTGGTGTATATCCAATGCGAGGAGAAAGTTGTTCAGCTTGGTTTAGGGATTGTGAGTATCTTAATCAATGCACACTTTCTACTGATCTCATTACAACTCCGCCAGTAGAAGATGCAGTGCTGGATGATAAGGTATATGATATTGAAGTATCTTTGGGTGATCTGATTGAAGCTCAGATGAAGAAGGTTATTCCGATCATGCCTGTTGAATATAATAACTCCGATGCTAAACCTATGGATGGGGATGAAATGCTATGAGTAATGAACTTAAAGGTCGTGGACTACCAGTTAATAAGACTGAACGTCGCACAAGCAAACCACAAACTGAAGGACAACGAATCGCAAGCAATGAGAACTTTGCATTGTTTCTACTTAAGGGTATTATTTCACACATCAGCAACCCTCGTGCCAATCTTATCTTCTCACGAACCTTTGTTAATCGTGTTAGTGAGATTGTGCTCTGGGAAATTAGCAGGATTAAAGATATGCAAGCAATGAGAAAGGATAAGAATCATGAGCGATAAAGAGTGGAAACCAATTCATACTCGTGCCTGTGAAGTTGTATTTGAAATGGAAGCACAACAAAAGAAATACGGGCTGAGTGACGAACAACTGTACCAAGCAGCGGATGACAATACTCGCAAAGAATATTTTGTGAAGATGTATCAGCTGCTTAAAGAATATACTGCATAGGAATAATCATGGCTAAGATGTCCACTATCGCCAAGGTGTCAGAGCAGCGAGTAATTGTATACGGTCCACCTAAAGTTGGTAAGACTGAACTATTCGGTAAGCTGTCTGAACACTATAATCTGCTACTGTTCTCGCTTGAGAATGGACACAGCACTCTCGCTAAACTTCCAATGGAATGGCAAGGGCGAATTGAAGTTATTAATATTCGTGACAGCCGTACTTATCCCATTGCTATTGAAACCATGATGAAGGTTATCAAAGGTGATGAAGTCTTTATCTGTGTGGCTCACAGCAAAGTAGCTTGTCCTGTCTGTAAGAAAACAAATGCTCCTACTGAACGAGTATGTCTCAAGGAGCTAGATGCTAGTTGGATTGTTGGTATTGACTCTCTCACACAGCTTACTAATTCGGGCATTGCTCACATCACTAAGAACCAACCTGATGATTACAAACTTCAGCTTGATGATTGGGGTGCGCTTAAAGTTCTGATGGATAAGTTCCTGTCACAAGTTCAAGTAGCTCCGTATAACATCGTTTGTATCTCTCACGAAGAGGAGGTTAAGTTTGAAGATGGACGTACTAAGATTGTCCCCGTGGCAGGTAGTTCTAATTCCAGTCGCAACACTGCTAAGTATTTTGACCATGTTGTTTACTGCAATGTCGTCAACAAGAAGCACGTGGTTGGTTCTGCTACTGACTATAGTATGTCCGTTCTTACTGGCTCGCGTACTGACGTTAAGCTTGAAGCTTCAAAAGAAGGCGCCTCGCTTCTCGATATGTTTACTACTTGGAAGCTGCCTAATTATGGTATGCCAGATAGAACTGATGCTGGTAATGCTGAGAAAGTGGTTGCTGCCAGTGTGAGTTTAGATAGTATCTCTCCTACTCGTGATGCTGCTCACCAGATTCAAGCTGAGAAGATTGCAGGGGGAGAGGAGTTTGTAGTATTGGATGCTGCTGCACTGGCTAAGCTTAATCCGGGACAGCGAGCTATTTATAACATGAAGCTTAAAAAACATAATGAAGGAGTGACGCAATAATGCAGATTAAGAATATTGGTATTGCTGTGATGGGTGCTCGTAAGACTGGAGTTACTCATACTGCTGAATATCTTCAAGCACTATTGGAGCAGCAAGGTTTTGATGTTCTTCGTAATGGAGACTCACTGGCTGTAAGTGGTACGTTGCCACCAACTACTGTCTCTAACCAAGAGACTGAAGCAGCTAAGCCTAAGACTGCATTAGCAGAAGCACATAATGTTATCTATGGTGATCGTGAACAGAACTACGGTGATCCCGGTAAGAACCTTAGAACAATTGCTAACTACTGGACAAACCATCTTAACGCTAAGTATGGACAAATCAACCCCTTGACACCTGATGATGTCTGTGTTATGATGGTGTTACTGAAGCAAGCAAGGTTGGCAACAAGCCCCAAGCATCGTGACAGTATTGTTGATACGATTGGTTATGCAGCACTTGCTGATCGTATTAATATAGCAGAACAAGCTACCGATAAAGCTGCAATCGGATAAGCTAGTAGTACCGCAGCAATCAAACCATAAACATTCAATTAAATAAATAGGAACAATATCATGACGAACCAAACTGCTGCTAACATCGACGACCTGTTGGATGGTACTCTGGATGATCTGGCTGATGCTCCCAGTTTCAAACCGTTCCCTGCTGGTGCTCACGTTTGCAAGCTAAACTGGGAAGTTAAAACTATCGGTACTAGCCCTGCTGTTGAACTGAAGTTGACTCATGTTAGCACTGCTGAACTGGCCAACGAAGGTGATACCATGCCAGCGCCGGGTGATACTACTTCTGTTGCTTTCATTCTGAAAAAGAAAGACGGTAGCCAGAATGAACTGGGTGAAGGTCAGTGGAAAGAGATTCTGGCAGCACTGAAATCTGGTGGCGTTGAAGGTAACAGCAACCGTGAAATCATGGCAGCTTCGGAGAACATGGAAGTTATGGTTGTTACTACCGTCCGTGTGGATAAGAAAGATCCGCAAGATATCAAGTACTACACTGGCGTTAAGTCTGTCTCGGTGATCTAATCATCTGAGTGTATAAATAAAGAACCTTCCCTATCAGTAGTTAGCTCTGCTGGTTCGGAAGGTTTTTCAGTTTGTATATTCGCAATCTTTTAACAGCCTAACTGACACGATAACTATCATGAGCCAACTAGACACAGATAAAATGGTGATAGCATTAACAGATTCTGGAGTAAGTCTTAACCTTAACCCTTTATGGGACAATGAGGAAACTTATAACTACATCATCAACTTATTTAATATAACTTTCTTGCCTGTTACAGGTCTCAACTACAAACAAGAACAAGAGATCGCTAAGATAGTTTACTCGCTACGTAAGTCTCGTGGGCAGAAGTGGCTTAAACCCTATAAATAAAAGAAGCTATGACAAAAGACATAACCAAATCTGAGAGTCTCCTATTCCTAGGAACTCAAGAAGATGCACCCTATAAACACCAACTGAAACCATTGGTTGGTAATGCGGTTGTCTTTACTGTGTTCGGTGAAGTCTCAACACTCACTGAGATCATCACATTCTGCAAGAAGCGGAACGTAACTGGTGTCATATGTACTCAGATTCCAGTGCTGTTGAAACTACTGGCACTTAAAGGTAATCACAAAACTAAAGCTAACTTAGATGATTATCAAGGTTCCTATTTCCTTCATCAAGGGGTTGAATTCGTATTCGTACAGAAACTTGAGCTACTTGTCAAAGGAGCTGATTACCAACCCTTCATCACTAGAAGATTTATCAGCAAACTTGCAAGTCCTCAGCAATGGTATTCTGTCCCTGCCTTTAGATTCGAACTGCTCACAACTAGAAACTATGAAGACATCTTCAGAAAATATAGCAAAGCGATCGCGATTGCAGTGGATATTGAAACGTTACGTGAAGATCTTCGGATTCGCTGTATTGGTTATACAGCCTTATTCTTTGATCCTATCACCAAGACTTTCACTACCCACAGCTGTGTTCTCCCGATAAAGGATATGTTCGCAGTTAGTATAATGCGAAAGTTTAATTGGGAACTCAAAGCTCCGAAAGTACTTCAAAATGGCAAATATGATCTATCGTACCTGTCACGCTACAACGCTGTACTGTATAACTATCTATGGGACACGGTCAATATGTTTCATAGCTGGTACTCCGAGCTTCCTAAGGACTTGGCGTTCCTCGGTGCTTTCTTCGTCCGTGAAGCTATGTACTGGAAAGATCTGGCAGATACACAAGATGAGCATGAATATTACAGATATAATGCCTTGGATACATGGACAACTATACATGTCTTTATGGCGTGGATCCTCCAAGCTCCGGCTTGGGCCAAGCGTAATTATAAACAGGAGTTTCCCGTTGTCTTTCCGTGCCACCTATCGGAAATGACTGGACTTAAAAGGGATATGGATAAGTTGGTGGAAGCTGCTAGTGAAGTTAATGCGCTTATCACTAAGGATAACATATCTCTTTCCAAGATGCTTGGTACTTATCCTAACATCTTCAATGTTAATAGTGCACCACAGAACTTAGCACTGCGGCATGTACTTGGTTGTAAGGATATTGATTCTTCCGATGAAAAGAATCTTAAGAAGATTGGCAATCGTCATCCTCTTAATTCTCGTATCGTCAATAAGATTCTTGATCTTCGTGGTAACAGAAAGTTAGAATCAACCTATCTGGTAATTGGAACTCCAGAACATCTGGTACCAATAACTAAAAAGAAAGACTTAAAAATTGGAGCAGAGTTAAATGGTCGAATCTTATACAGCATTAATCCACATGGAACAGACACAGGGCGCATGGCAAGTAGAGAGCATGCTTTCTGGTGCGGCTTCAACATTCAAAACATCCCACGCGGACCAGAAGTTAAACAAACAATTATTGCTGATGCAGGTTTCAGGATTGCAGAAGCTGATCTTAAGCAAGCCGAAACTAGAGACACTGCCTACGTGTCTGGAGATCCTGCCTTACTTGCAGCAATCAA